CAATGGCGCGTAATCTCCATCTGTATCTACTAAGCTAGTACCAGCATCGTTTCTAACTGCGAATATTTGATGACCATAATCACCAGAAGAATGAGCTGCATCCTCTGCATAAGCTCCCTGTACAAATAAAGCACCTGTAGCACCAACCTGTAATGGAGCGATCTCATTGTCCGTATCTGCAAGAGCAGCAAGTGCGTCATTTCTAACAACACCTAAGACACTGCCGTAAGTAGTTGCCTCAGTATACGTAGCAGTCCCAAGGATTTGTTCTGAAGCTGTAAGCTGCTTACGATCAAGGGTCATCCTTGCAGCACCTATATCTCCCTCATCAACTGAATCAGGAGCAGTCTCATCTGCAAAATAACCTACAGGAGTTACAGCGCTACTAGCCACTGTAAAAGCTGAATCATCCACTAAAGTAGCAGAACCTCCAGATTCTGATATAGTCACGGAACTAGAAGCCATTGTATTATAATCACAGGTATCCGAAGTTCCTGTAGTCGCTTTCTTAAAGTAGATTGCTCCAGTTCGATAATTAACACCGTACTCACCAGCAGATAAACTATCGAAATATTCTTTCGTTTTCAATGGACTATCTAAAATTTCTTCAGAAGGTGCAGCGACCTCCGTGGTTAAAACCGTTCCTGTCACCCAAGTAAACGAACTTTGGTAACTATAAACTTCAATTTTTCCTATATCCGTATTATCAAAATCAGCTAAAGTCCCTACCCAACTTTGAGCACCACTAGTCACTGCATTATGAATATCAATTGTATAAGCATTGCCAGAAGCAGCAACACCACCAATCCATCCATAAAGAACACTTCCATCTGAATCGATAGCTTTTAAGATATAACGCCTATTACCTGACGCAATCTCAAACAATAATTCAAGATTATTATCAGCATCAGTGATGACAACGGCAGCAGACGTAGCTGTTTCAGTAAGCGTACCAACCTTACTCATGTCAGCCACTTCATATATTAGGTTTTTCGTATGACCCCAATAAGAACCCACTTTATCACCAGTAAGATTCAAGATAGGGGATTTGTCTAAAGCATTTACACCAGTGGAACTAGCCTTCGCACCAGCATTAAATGTAACTGTCTCTGTAGGCGCAGCGACTCTATCGCTTGCCTGGGTAACATCATCAACCTGGACAGGCATTCGCTCAGATACTTCTGTGCCTCCAGGTCTAGTTAAATAATTTGTCAAAATAATGTTTGTTAAATAATAAAATTAAAGCCAAACCCAAGTTTTCCCCTCTAATATTAGAGATATACTTGCCCTGAACACTTTAAACATTTTAGATATTCTCTTATGAGTTATATCTGGCGAACATTGATTACTTATTTTGTATAAGCCTTCATAGCCTGGTAAATCTTTCCAAATTTCTTCTGTCATAGTATTTAGTTATAAGATTAGATATATCACCTTATATGGGCCTTGATTAGGGGCACGATTTCTCATGCCCCCTGTCAAAGCCCCAAAAAGGGACTTAAAGTTTCCTTAGATCATAAGTGACCCCTGCGTCATCCTTATAAGCAAGGTATTTAACACCATTGACTTCTCGAACATATTGCCCAGGTTCCAATTCAGGACCCTCGGCTTCCTCTGGAGCTTCTTCGACAACTTCAGCAACTTCCTCTGGAGCTTCTTCGACAACTTCAGCAACTTCCTCTGGAGCTTCTTCGACGACTTCTTCGATAGTTTCTGCGGCTTCTTCAGCCGCTTCTTTTTTCTTAGTCATATTTTAAAAGTTAAATATTAAATGTTAAGTCTAGGAGTCAGCAGCAGGAAGTAAATATCCTGAAGCTCCAGCTACACCAGAGGCATAGTTTTCGAAGGTACCAAGACCTGAACTTGCTGTGATAAGTAGTTCCGAAGCAGTATCTGCGTGCTGGGCAAAGTTATTCGCTACAACACCTGAATTATCTGCCTGGTCAGTTGTTAGCAAAATAGCACCTGTAGCAGTATCTGTATTCAAACGAAACACTCGATTACCAGTCATTTGAAGGTTAAATACACTTTTATTTGTAATTACAGCAAGAAGTGAAGCAGTATTGTTGTTCACTCCAAGCTGTACAAAGTTATCCCTAATTGTAACATCAGAGTTATCTCCATCCATCTTAACAAGTGATTCACACACTAGATCTGGATCAATCCACTTACACCCCTCAATAGTAAGGCCACTTGCAGCACTTGTAGTGGTGTTTGTGTCAACTACATACAAGAAATTCATACTTGTAGCTGTTGCCTTAATATAACAATTACGCAGTGCGAAGTTTGCTGCTGCTGCGAGTGTGAATACTGAAACAATATCTGCAAAGTTAGCTGTAAAGATCATGTTTTCTACAGTTACATTTGCTGCCGAAACAGGAATTGTTGCAGTAGTAGCTGTATCAAATGTGATTGTCGGGCGAGTGCTGCCTGCACCAAGACCAAGAATCCTAACACCTGCTACATCTAAATTTAGTGTAGTTGCATCTGAAAGATCTTCTGTGTGACCTTCTGCAACTAAAATTGTGTCACCACGACTTGCTGTAGTCTGATTAACAGCCTCATCAATAGTTCCATAGTAACGACCCTTTCCATCAGGATCACCCCCAAAAATATCTTGAAGGATTTGTCGTCCAGCAGCCGCGCTTTTAGCCACTACGAACACCTTTCCAGCAGTACCAGCTAAACCATGCAGCGCATCTGCTGTGGCTTTACCGTATCCTGCGTTTAAATTGTATCCCATAATTAGTTTGTTAGTATTTATCCTCCCTCCGCCTCCTCACCTTTCGGTTACTAAGGACAAATATTTGAATTAAAAGTTAAGTTACCCACTGCCAGGTCTTCTTGTTAAGAATGTCTCTAACTGCCTAATCCCGTACTATGTAAACATCCTTTAGGACTTACAGTAGCGATACCATAAGTACCACGAGCACCGAAGGTCCAGTTATCATTGTGGACATCTTCCCCGTTATTAGCAGGGCCAGGCATCTTCAAGTTTGACTCTTCCCAAATACCAAGATGAGCTTCCCATTCACCAGCAGCTATATAAAACCAATATTTAGCTTTAGTAGAATCATAAGCTCCAGCAGCTGTGGTAGCTAATTGAGGGAGAACAACGTGTTTGAATTGCCCACTATACGTATTCTGAATCCCACTATGTGCACCGTCTACATCAGCTGTTGAATTAAGAAGTTGCCTCACTTCACGAATAGTAGCCGGATCATCAGTAGTAACAACTGTATTAAAGTCCATCACTCGTCGTTCAGCAAAATTAGAAAGGATCTGAGTGTTAGCTCGCACACGAGCAGCTTCAAATCCGCCTTGAGAAAATGCTGGATTACCAGTAATTATATTTGAATAAGTTGTAGTACTACCATTCAACGTATGAGAACCACTAACAAGAGCGAGCGTGTCTCCAACAACAGTTGAAACTGTTTGACCATCCATGTCAGTATAAGAAGTCGCAGTTGCAAAACTCAGACGATGAGTTAGGTCAAGTGCCATTCTCTGTGGAATAAACGTAGACAGAGAAGTAAGTTTCTGAAGGATCTCGTTATTTTTACCAAATTTACGAGCTTCAGCGGTGATATCGATTTCAGCAGCAAAACGACGAGCTGTCATTGTTAGGTTGTAACCTTTAACAACTGCGGTTTTGGTAGCGTCTTCACCTTCACCTTTAAGTCGAGCATAAGTTTGCCCATCATATTCAGTATAAATGCGTCGATCACCAGTCCCATTCGGGATTGATTCAACCATGTAAATGCTTTTTAAAGCATCAAGATCTTTAACAAGACCCCCACCTTCGTAAAAACGACGGTTTACAGTGTCTGCAAATTCTGAAAACCCTAATAGGGAAATTTCTGTAGAACCTGCCATAATTAAAAAAATTTAAAAAATAAAAACTAAGATTATCTCTTAGTAGGAACAATTGAGAAAAGACATACCGTAGATGAGATGAATTTCTCAAGACGAAGACAACTTTCAGTAGTAGAACTGACATCTACTTTTGTGGAAGGATAAGTATCATCAAGATCACATAAAATACCTTCATTAGCGGCAGTAGGAGTACCTGTACCTACATCGCCTTCCATAAGAGCAGATGAATCACGTGGCACAAGGATCTTAATACGTTTAGTAGAAGTATCCGCTGCCAACTTTTCTTCATCAACAATACCTAAAATATCCTCAGTCGCAGCGACTGCCGGGATAATATTCGTACCATCAGAATAAACGACCATTCCTGGTGAATAAAGAACAGCAGTCTTTGTGGCGTAATATTTGGAGGTCCAACTACCTCCTAATGGTTTAAAACTCATTTTATATAGTTTTTAAAAAAATAATTTGCCTCCTATGAGGACTTTGGCTGGAATTCTCCTTTACGAAGTGGAGTACGTAAATGTGACGCACAAATAGCGCCACTGGACGTGCCTGTGACGCGGGCTTGCGAAATGTACCTACATTATACCCTATTCAATAGTATTCGGCAAATGCTTAACTCAAAATGTTATTTAGATCATCCCAAGTTATTTCCTCGGCGGGCTTCTTCCAAAGCTTTTTATCAGCTCTACGCTTATTTTCACCAGCGATCATGCAAAGTTTGTCATAGACGGCATCTACATATCCATAAACCGTGGAAATCAATAAATATTCATCTTCATTCTCGATAGCATCATCAAAATATTTCTGATCACACATGGCCACATCTTCAGCTAAAACATTCTCTGCGATTTCCTGGCAAATCTTCTCACATCTTTTCTCTCGTTCATCACGTTTCCCTGTTAATTTCACTTTATTTTTCTTGCATTCCTCTAGTCTACTCTTTAAAAAATCTCTCCTATAACGATCAATCATCTCATTTTTAAAATCCACCCTACCTATTTTCGCCTCAAGAATCCCCTTAACACGAGATATCATATAGTGAATATCACTAAAGGGGAGCTTCTGCTTTATGAGTGTCCCAAGTAAATTATTAGTGATCTCAATCGCCTTATCATCCCTCTTTTTACGGGTACGTTCAACAAACTTTTTCTGACGCTCATTAAGCTTTTTGTCATCTTCCATAATTTATTTATTAGAATTTAATCATCAAGCATTTAAACGATCTCCTTTTGCTTTGAATTTTTGCCCACTTTTTCTTTTCATAGTAAATATCGTATCCGTTCTATGAACTGATAAATCCACCCATTCTCCACCTTCCGGGACATCTATCCCAGGCTCTTTATAATTAACACTCATGGTTGCTCCGCCCCTAGTTACTGTCGATTTTCTAACCTTACCTTGGCTCATAGATAATGGTTTATCTTCCCTGCCTACAATCTCTACCCTTTCAGTGTCATTAATATTAGACAAAACAGACAATGTCATTTCAACATCTTCATAATCCCCATTATCATTTAAAAGACGCACCTTATAAATATCCTTATCATACTTACGGGTACCTTCATCATAATCAAAACGAAGATGCTTCCAATCCACCACCAAAGACCACTTATCATCAGTCGTAGGTCTCCACATTTTAAATGTAGCAGTATAAGTCCTATCCTTACCCTTCTCAACCTCTGCCCAATCACCTATGCCAATTTGCTTCTCAAGTCCCTGATTTTGAGTTTTTAACTCAAGATTTTCTTTTCTCAAACTGTTAATTTTCTCATCCATTAAAGCAGCCAATTCTTCTTTGCTTAAAGTTATCTTATTTTCTTCTGGCTGGGATTCAGTCACATCAGGCTTCAGTGCTTGATATTCTTCCCTCTCACTTATACTAAGATTTCTCCAACCCTTATCTTTAAGTTCTTTAAAACGATCCATAATAAATTAAGTTAAAAATTATTTATCCTTCTTCTTTACAGAAGGTGATTTTGGAAACCATTTGGCGTAATTATCTTTGCCTTCCTGAGTGTCTCTATATTTTTTAGACCCTCCCTTACCGCGATAAGAGCCAGTAGGAATATTCGCAGCATTTATAGGATTAGATTTTTGAGGACTCATGCCAGTAGCTAGCAAATATGCCTTTTTATTCTTCTCCCTAATATCTTCCTTGTTATACGCAGACATACTCAAATCCTTCTTAGCCAATTCCACTTTCGCCCTTAGATCCTTGTCATCCCCACATAATTCAAGCATGGATGCCTCATTAGCTTCTGACAACTGAGCTTCCTCCCATTTACGCTGCCTAGTGATTAAATCATCTTCGATACGCTTAATTTCTTTTGCCTTGGAAGATAATTTTTTCTTTTTCTCCTCAGTCTCCCTGTCTTTCTTTTCTTCTAAGGCTCTAAAATTATAATCCTTGTTTTTGAGTTTTTCGAGTTCTGCCTTAGCTTGCACTAATTCAGCTTCCTTAGCCTCATATTCTTCCTTGGAAATATTTTCATCTTTTTCTTCAATTGTCCCTTCAGGCTCATCAACTTTTTCATCTTTTCCATCATTCTCACCTGACATAGTAAATTGGGTTAAAAAGTATTATAAAAAGCCCACTTTAATTTTAAATACCAAATAGATATTAAATTATCAGTGGGATCAAAATAGATATGGAATTTCTGCATAGGAGGTGTTTACGAGGCCAATAACGCCTGGCACGGGGCGACTCACCATTAAATTATTTCATGCTTGTCAATCACTTTATCCATTTCTAATCTCTCTTTGTGCATCATAGCATACCGCTCTATTTCTCTGTCGTACATCATAATACCATAAAAAGTTGATCTTCCGCAAAGTAGTGCTTTTTCACCAGTTGATTTTTCCAAAGTTATATCTCTTTGGGCTGTGATTAAAGTATCACGAACCTTCTTTGAAACTTCATTCTGATTCAACATATAACACTCATGTAGAAAATTATCTTTGTCTTCCTTGGACATCTTTTTAAAATCAATAACATAACTCGCCAAAGACAATTCTTCTAAGACAAGTTCTTCTATCCCAGGCTTTTTGAATTTTTTATAGAGCCATGTAACAATCTTTTTCATAAAAAAAAGTTATTTCCTAACCATTTTTTGCACACTTGACGCATTTTGTCCAGTTTGATCCGCCCTGCCACCAGTAGCACGACGACCCTGCCTTAACTGGTCATTCGTATTCCCACCAGGCCTTCCTCTGCCACGTTGTTGCTGCTGTGCTTCCTGTGCTTGCGCCTGAGCCTGTGCTTGCTGCATACGCGCCTGCATCTCCTCTTGAGATACCAGGGCCTGATCTGGATCAAGTTTGTTCTTCTGTGCCCATTGACGTTTAAGATATTCCATATTGAAAGACTGTGGACCGAAAAGCTGAAATCCCTCAGCTACGGAAGCTGTAAATTGAGCTTTGTCTAACGCATCGCTTTCTTTTTCGGTGGGAACAATCGTAATTTTCCAAGTTAGATCTGCATTTCGTAGATCCTCGGGCTTAATAACTATCTTTTTAACATTTCTTCCAGTAGTCTTCTTTGTCAATTTCTGTTCCGCCAAAAGCTGACCAGACTCAGGGACCTTATCCCTAAATTCAATTACACGCGTACCGGAAGTTCCATCCTCAAATGAATCCTCAACTTCAATTTTCTTAAATACATCTTGCAATTGACCACGGAATTTATTCGCACGAAGATCCTCGGCCTCAGTCCAATACTTGATAATATTATACAAACGCAGCCAAGACATTTTCTTTTCCAAATTAGAAATACCCCACATGACCAACCCAAGTTTTTGCATGGATTGTTTTTTCAACTCAACAATCTCAGTAGCAGTTTGCTCCCCGGATTGCGGCTGCCCCTCAAACACAGGAGATACACTCTTCTTATCGATAGTTTGGCTTATAAGCTCGAACATACTGAACTCAGCAGATGAAACACCATCATTGGTCCCGATTTCAACCAATCGATTAGGATCTATGTCATTGACGATAATCGCTGGATCAAAAATCTTTGAAGTAAGTGTTTTACCAGTGTTATTGGCCATTGGGGGAGCCAAACTCTTTTGAGTTTTACGAATGAAAACTTTGTAAAATTCATCCAATACTGCTTGATCAACTTTGGTTTTTGCTGGGATACTCTTGGAATATGCGAAAAATCTGCCGATAGGAGATACATCTCCTTTCGCTATAGAATAATCACGTTTCCCGGTAAGTGCGGATAACGGGAATCCAATCGGTAGCATCAATACTCCATTGAGAAGCACTTGATATTCATTTTTTGGCTTATCTTGATATTTAATCACTTCAACAAATCCCGGCTTAAATTCAATCAAATTCCAATGTCTATATTCCCGATGATTTGGCTGTACAGAAAAATGCTGGATAGTGGCAGGGACATGTTTGAATCTTTCCCATTCACCATAAAGTTTTTGCGCTTCCTCGTAAGGTATCAATTCACGAACGAAAACATACGGCTGATATTCCAAATAAAATTCTTTTATATTCCCCAAATACACACTTGTCCCCTCCAGCAAATTAGATCTAATCTCTCTATAAGTTTTACTGAATTTCTCACTCCAATTCTTTTTGAGTTCAATCCCTTCAGCCCAAGTAGAATTCTTCCTCAACTTCTTTTCCACTTCACGCCATTCAACCATCACATCTTCAACAAAACACGTCCCCTGATCTAGTAATTCCTTGTAAATCAACGGACGCTTAACATCATACCCTGGAGCTTCTACATCGCGACTTTTGCGAATAAGGGCTTCCATGGTCTCTCCTAGCTGTGAAACAATCTCATTTTTCTCGTTATAAGCAGTCAAATTCGGCTCAAATACCAGATTTAGAACACTAGAAATAAGCGTGGCAACTTTTTCCAGCGTGGTCCCCGTAACGATACGTGTATCTCTTAAATTTTTCCTTGGCGGTATATAACTATTCGCAGCCTTGGCATTAGATTCGTAGTACTCCTCGTAAGTCATGCCATCAAACTCAACGTGAGCATCTTCCCTTATCTCCCTAGCCCGACTTAATCTTCTGATTAACCAATCACGATATTCGACCTCTTCTTCGCTATAATCTACTTCTTCAACTTCTTCCGGGTACCCATGCTTAAGAACCTGGTCTGTATCTGCCATAGAGAATTTTTAAAGCCTAATGAATATATTATACGCTAATTTTAGGCTTTTACAAAATTGAATATCGGTCCTCTATGCGTTCCTCCTCCACGAAAAGAACATCTTGCGTGTCACGAAATGTCATAGCAAATGTCCTAAACGCATCGCTTCCATGAGATGACCAATCGTGAAATGGCCGACTGGAAAACTGCTTTCTGACATCATCATATGCCTTATGATACTGGCGCAATGCTTCAATCCCCTTATCGCATTTCTCTTCATCAAACCAACACCTACCCAGGATGCGCCTAACAGCATCAATCCCATCCATAACCGGCATTTTAGCTGCTACACGAGGGTATACACCCAAGCTCTCTAAAACCTCACGCCTAGAACGCCCAGTAGCCAATTCTCGCACCTCAACATCATGTGGACAGGTATGATTGCCGTAAATATACCCCTTATCCTGAAGAACTTTGACATAATGCGAAAGACTCTCACCGCTAGCCTCGTAATAATCTATTAAACGGATTTCTTTCCCGAAAAATTGTACAAACCAGATAGCAGTAGCGTCTGCCATCCCAAGATCCCAGAATGTATGCACTTTCAACCCTGGATCATATTTCACATTACCAATTCTGCCTTCTTCGGCTGCAACGCTCATCTGAGAGCCATAATACGCGCCCTTAATTGCCGCTGTAAAGCTACAGTACCACTCCTGTTGGAATTCATCTTCGGTGATAATCCCTTGTTTCACCATACGCTTATCATCCCCTAGAGCTACTTTCAGATTCTCTACAGTTTCTCCGTCTTCGGTCTTCAGGGTCTCATCAATATCCTGAAAATGGGAAAACCATTCTGTGTTTCCTCTAGAATTTTTGAAAATATCATAAAAATCATTTTTGCCTTTAGGCGTATTATGCGAAATAAACCCATTAGACCAAAAGGAGTTCGTAACAGGTATCGTAAAATCATAAGTATGAGCCTCCCCTTCTTCGATAGATACAATCTTATCGTAAAAATATCCATCTCGATCTTTATAAAAATCTCGCTTTCTAACAAACTCTGTCTCTTCTAGCTTTTTTAGCTTTCTCTTGATTCTTGGCTTAATAAAATCCATTAATCTCTCATAATCAGATCCAGTAAACATTAATTGATAACCAACGCATTCCTTTTGAACCTTTTTAGTTGGTGGCGTGATATGTTTATAAATCTTCCCAATCGCTCCAAAAACACTGCAAATCAATTGAATATCCTGAATTAATCTTTTCGACGAAGAAGTAAATCCAGCCTCACGCACAAGTCGCTTAGAATGCCCATCACCATCCCAAAAGGCTCCTAAAAAATGACGCATATGTTCACGAGAAATAGAAAATATTTCATTTGGAATAAATTTATTCGGCGCAGTCACAAGAGGCATTCCGCAAGCCTTAAATGCCCTAATTAAATTAAAATTATTTAATCGCCATTGATCCTCTCTGGATTTATGAAATCCATATTTTTCAATAGATGGGCCGACATCATCTCCACAGGTTATAGACAAACGATGAATCTCCTTCTCCACTGAACCCTCAGCCATCCAAAGCCCCAATAAATATGCAAAATCATTATCCATCCTTGGTGGCACAAAAACATCATGCTTCCTAGAATTAGCATGACGACTATATTTCTCCTTAAACCCATCCAAAGGATCGATTCCGCCCCATACTTCCATAGAATGATCTATCGCTAATTCATCTCCCACTTTTAACTCTGAAGATTTAACCCATTTACCAGATTTTGTAAGTAACGGATGAATTTCACTACACTCAATTTCAAATCCAGCTTTTGAAATTATTTTCTTAGTTTTCACCACTCCGTTATTCCAAAAACCGTCTGCCGTATTCCAAGATTTGTCAATTCCATAAATCTCTAAATTCAAATTTTGATACTCTTTTGGCTTAGAATTTTTATCAAATTCCTTAATCTGTTGGAACCCTTTCTTGGTAAGGACTTTAGTGTCACCATGAACGCATCCAATCCAAACTGCATATCCCAGATGATCAGCAAGGCATTTCGATACCACTTCCGTAAAAATCGTACTTGGCTGCTGAGAATATTCATCAAAAATAACTCCCCAAAGCGCTAATCCACGTAAACCATCGGCATTTTCAGCTCCATAGAGCGAAATACGACTTCCGTTAGGGTAATCTGCTCTCAATTCCGATTCGTTGAATTTTACTCCTGGTATTGGGCGCGAATAGTGTTTCACCATATCCCAGGCGACCATTTTTGCCTGTTTATAAGTATTACCACACCAATATTGCTTACCATTCCTTCTGACCATAACAATTCCACTCGGGACTTTCACACAATAAACACGTCCATTATAATTAGTTTTATACCAATGTTTTGTGTGAATTACAGGATGATTATACTTTTTATTTAACCGAGTAATATGCCAAAATCCATTATAATTAGACACATTCGCAGATTCTCCTACTTTCAAAATCAATTCCTGAATATCATCTGCTAATTTTTTAGAAGCTGTCACTGCGCGATTCGTGTCATAAGAAGAATTAGCAAAATGACCATCCCCCTTCCAGTAACCAAGCAAAAAAGCATTTATCAACCTTGGAGATGCTTGCTTTACATAGTCAGGAACACTTTTAGTTTTAGCTTTCCCATAACAAAACAACTCTTTTGCTAATTTTGTATCATAAATATAATAATTAAAACCGCCGCTATCCTTTTTCAAAGATTTTTTAACCTCATAACAATTTCTTAAAATCAAATCCTCAACATAATCTATTAACTTTTTCTGGGTTAAAACAACCTCCCCCCACTCAGCCCACTTTTTACCAAATTTCTTTTTAATTTTCTCTCTTCTGTTTTTTGGCTGATGAGTCCTTACCCTCGCACTCCCATCAGCAAACCAAAAACCCAAAAACTCAAAAAAATCAATATCACCACTGTCATCTCCGACCCATTCTGATTCTTTTTTAAACTGAAATTTACCTGTCCCAAAAACATCTTCAGCTTTCATAATCTCCCAATCTTTTTTATTTTTAGATTTCACCAAACAACGATGATGAGGGGTGACTAACATGTCAACAAAGGGAGACTTAACTCCAATCATCTCTTCGTTAAACGGATAATCATATTTTTCTAGCGGCTTTTCAAAAACCATTTTATTATCAACTAACGTCGCCACCTTTTCATCTTTTAAATCTCTAAAATACATCCATCCATCATCTGTTAAAATCTCTGTTTGATCGTCATAGCACGGTGCCACATATGCAAACCTGGAGAAATTAGTTGTCATCGCATCTTTGATAAGCTGGTTGATACAGGCTGTAGTTTTCCCACCACGTCTGTGCATCACTACTACTTTCCACCTTTTATCAGATTGATGGAATGCTTTTGACCAATTTCTTGGGTGGTAGGGTATTTTAATTGTTTTAGTCATGGAATATAGAATTAAATTCGCCGTTTTTGTAGTAGACATTCTGCATACTCAGGTCTCCGAAGTCTCGATCTTTCATCATCACCACTGACAGCTTCGCCTTCTCATGGTCGAAAGCATCTTCATGCACCTCCATGTCTCTTAACACCTGAATCGCAAAGTCAACATCATGTCCTATCTTACCAGATCCTAGAATCGCATCTAAATTTCTTAATTTCACAGTTTTCTCTCCACCCTTTCTAAAGTGATGCAACGCAATAACCGTGGTGTTGGTTTCATTTTTAAGACTCACAATTTCACGAGAAATATTTTTCATTTGATCGTGGGTGCTCTCGCCTTCGGCCTCAATAAACCCAAAATTATCTATAAATACCATATCATATCCACCCCTAATAACCTCACCCACGAAACCTAGATCAATTTCTCCATTTTTTTTCTTAATTTTTTTAAAAACCAGAGTATCCGGAACACTTTCAACATGCCTCCTAAACTCATCATGATCAAAATTCCTATCTCTCCACTGCTTCTTACTTAAATTCATCCTATTTCTGGCATATCTGGCCAATAAGCCCTCGTTACTCATCTCCAACGACAAATAAAGAACCTTATTTCCCTTTTCAGCGTTTCTTTTAGCGAAATGGAACGCCCATGCGGTTTTACCAACACCGGTTTCTCCCACCAAAATCACATATCGGCCACACTCAAGAGGAGAAAAACTGTCATCTAAAACCGAATTACCCCAAGTTAAATTAGATTTATCATTCAAAATCCCACTCATATCCAAGTTATTTGCTTTCACATCACTACTTTCAATTACAGCCTTTTGTGGTTTTATTACAACAGCAGGGATTAAGTCAGAACACTCCTCTTTGACCCATTTGGCTATCTCACCTTTACTCCAGCCGTAGAACGTAAGCCACTGCACAAAAGTCGGCCCTCCACCCTTGCCTGAACCAATCATGCCATTCTCATCCAGCCAAGCGTCCGAAGACTTGCCATTCACGTCGATATATTCTCCGCCCGTGGTTCTTGGCCGAAACGTAATAGTTTCAAAATTCGCAACTGGCCTCCCTGATAACCGCTGCAACATCAACTTGTTATCCAGTCTTGATACGTGATCCCAAAAATCCAAACCTTCAGTTTTTATCTCAGGCGGCCTGATCTCTATTTCAGGCTCTCGGTAAGGAAACCATTTCATCATTGTCTCCTCTTTCTGCTTACGATTTTCACAATGCTTAATTTCTACCAAATACGGATTTTCCTTGTGGTGGTAATATCCAGGGATGCGGAAAACCCTTGAAATATCTTTACAAGCAGGATCTCCGCCGAAATGCTCAATTAATCCACGCACTATCCGGTCGTAATTCTCAATAGTGCCATCTTCCGCCAACCAATAGCAATGGTATGAACTACGAGTCTCTACCACTATCGAAGGATTAATCGGAGCCTTCATTATTCTATCCCACTGTTCAGGCTTAGAAACGTCATCCATCTCCACTATCCAAGCGTTTACCCCCTCACATAAGTCTTTCTTTCTAGCTTTAGTGAATCTGTTAGGCGTAAAGAAGATGCCTGCCCCCAACTCATTAAGTCGATGTAATTCACCCTCCGGATATTTACTTGGAGGCCCGTGAGTTGTCAGTGATTTATCCTTAGCCTTGTCATCAAAAGTTTGGATGTAGTGATCTGGAAAGTGGTCTAACATTTTAAGGTTTGTTATTTTGTAATTTATAAATACGAATCTGCCAAGCGCCGTAATCCTCCCCTGGGCGCCTCTCCATTGAATCTATCTCAACCTCATCCTCCCAGCGGCGCTGGTTCAGCCATGTAGCTGGATGTGGGACATACTTCACGTCCGCCCACTGTGAATTCGCCTTTTGTTTTTCAAGCGCAACCCTGATCGTTTCGTAATCAGCTTTTTTTACAGCTTTTTTAAATGCCTCCTCTGCTTTTCCTTTTCCAATCTTTCTTGGAAACGATTTCCAAAAATGATCAAACTCTTTCTTTCTTTCTTTCTTTACTTCTTTAGTTGCTGTCGTTTGCCTGTCACTTGCCTGTCGCCTGCCTGTCAGCTTGTCTGCCAGCTTGCCTGCCGTCCCATTTTGATATTCGTCGTAATTACAGATAGTAATTAGCCTAAATCTGTTTGTCGATTGGTCTGTCAGTTCGCCTGTCGATTTTAGCCGATCCAATGAGGTCCGCACATTTCTTATGGTTAGACAGGTTTCTTTTGCTAAATTTGGAAGACTGGTGACTTTTTGCCCTCGTTTAATAAGTGTACCCCGCCAGTTCTTATCTTCGTAATTAGCGGTTATCAGGAGGTGGATGAACAACACTTTAGTATTAATGTCATCATACCACTCCCATTTGGTGAATTTCCGATGCAATTTTATCCAACCGTTGTCCATTTTCAGGAGTTAATTCTCTAAAATCTAAGATTGAGAGGCAGGGATTTGGTCATTTGGATTTTATAAGGATCAAGCCTATACCACCTTTCGTCACCCTACAAGCTGTCATGGTAATCTCTCGTGCATGACACAACTACCGAAGCATGCGTTACCTATTCCGCCACTCTCAATCCTAGATTTCAAAGAACCTTATTTAAAATTCGGCGCCGCCCACTATGACCTCCTTTTGTATTGCGCACAATTGGATAGTGAGAGACGCCGAGCTGTAAATAAAATTTGAGAGGTCATAAAATGTATGCGCAATTAATTGATCTGCCCTTATCTTACAGCCTCACCCCCAAAAGTCAATACCAAAACTACCTTATTATATCCTAATAGGCCGAAAAGGACAACCTCCCGGGAGTCCCTAACGGCATTCCTCAGCCTATACTAGGCTTGTCCAAGGTCACCACACACTTAGACATCCCCTATTATATCAGAAATACACCGGGACTACGAGTTACGAAGTCAGCTATGCTGGCTGATATTGAGTAGCCCTATCTGTAAGATGGCTACCTCAACATAAAGAAAAAAAAAGTCAATTAACTGTGCGACGCTACTACTAATATAAGAAACTCAATTTTCTAAAAATCTGTGATCGGTATTGAAAAATCTCAAAAATTTGTGGACGGTATGGGTGGTATAACTAGTTGAAAAAAAATTCAGGGGGTAAGTCCGGCTCGGAATCCGATCTGTTGTTTGCCTGATGAATTGAATCTAAATCTAAACGAACAGATCAAAATAACTAAATAAATGAATTGAATCAAATCAATTCAAATCAATTTGACATTCTACCCTATCACCCCTCCCCATTGTGACAACATAGTTTTGGCTTGTCTATAACTTTTAGCTTGACTTGTGATAACCTTTCCTATATACTGAGAAGCGTCGGGATAGCCAAGGTAGCCAATAGGCAAAAAGACCTTTATCGCTTAACTGACAACTTTCTATCTTTTCTTTAACCACCTTACAATATGGAAGCAATTTCACATCGCGAATCATTTGCTAGCCCGTATGCTAGAGCCAACTACCTTGCCGATATAAATGCACTAATAACTAGATTGCGCGGGCAAGACCTAGATCAATTTTGTGACCGGCTAGAA